GGCGTATTATGAAGCTACTAAAACCGTCAGAGTGTTTCTTCCCGGACGGTAGAGGGAATGTCAAATAAGGAACTATGATAGTAGAAGAACAGGGAATTGATTTTCGGACAGGGGTTCGATTCCCCTCAGCTCCACCATTCGGGCCGTACTCGAACACGTGAGTGCGGGCCCTTTTCTCGGATATTGTAAAATATCAGCGCCTCATCGTTGCGGAGCTCGACTCGGGCGATGAACGTGTCAACCAACCGAGCGCGGAAGTCGTCATCCGTGACGTCTCCGACGCGGAAGGAGCGCAGCCAGGCCTCGACCACCTCACGGGTGAGTCGGGGCCTTTTTATTTCTGCCCGCTGGATCTCCAGCACCAACTGCTCCTCCTCTTCCTCCAGGGCAGCCAAACGAGAGACCAGGCCACGGGCCCCGCCTTCTTCTATCGCGTCCAGCAAGTTCCGCTGGCGCTTTTTATTTGAGTCAAGACGCCGACGCAATCCCACCACGGGATCGTCGGCGTTTTCCTGTTCCTGGACCTCCAGGATCCGGACGGTCAGCTTCTCGATCATGTCATCGGTCAGCATATCGTTCACCGTGGCCAGGATGATCGCGTCCTCCAGCTGGTCCTTCGGGAACGGCTTCAGCTCGCAGGCCTTCCCGCGCTTTTTGTCTCCGCACTTGTAATACCGGTACACTTTCCCCAGCTTCCCGGTGCCGGTCTCTGCATTGATCATCGAGCCGCAGTACCCGCAGAACATTTTACAGCTCAGCAAATAGTTCACCTTCGCCCTCCCTGCCGCATTGTTGCGGCTCGTCTTAAAGTGCCGGGCAGCTTCCAGGAAGGTCGCCTGGTCGATGATCGGCTCCACGTTCAGCTTCACGTCCTGGATGTAGAACTCGCCCAGGTACTTCTCATTCCGCAGCATACGATAGACGACCGCGTTGGAGACCGGCTTCCCGCGCCGGCCCATGATCCCACGGTCGGCGAACAGCTGGACGATGTCCCGGATCTGGCCGCCGGCGATGTGGAGCTTGAACGCCTCCCGGACGACTGCCGCCTCGCGCTCATCCACGACGATGTGACGCTCGGCGTCTACTTTATAGCCTATCGGCAGAGACTGTCCGCAATACTGGCCCTTCTTCGCCGTTTCTCTCATGCCTCTGATGACCTTCTGCCGCAGGTCGGCGGAGTAATACTCGGCCAGGCCCTCCAGCACGCTCTCCAGAATGATCCCCTCCGGGCCCTCCGGGACGCTCTCCCGGGCATACATCAGCTTGACGCCGGCCCGCTTCAATGTCATTTTTCCCAGGGCGATGTCCTGGCGATCTCGGCCGAAGCGGTCGATCTTCCACACCAGGACGCAGTCGAAGCGCCCCTTCTCCGCGTCGCGCAGCATCCGCTGGAACTCGTCGCGGCCGACGACGCTCTTGCCTGAGACCTTCCGGTCTGCATATATCTCTATGATGTCAATGCCGTGCTCCTCAGCATACTGCTGGCAGTCGGCAACCTGGCCCTCGATGGACTGCTCCGTCTGACGTGGGCCCGGTGAATATCTCGCATAAATGACGCCGCGCATGGCACCGTCCTCCCTTCCCGGGGTCCTCCCGTTAAATGTGCAGGATCGCTCTGATCGCCGCCTGGGTCTCAGCTCCGGCGTGCCGGTATGCTTCGATCAGGTCGATCTCGGCCAGAGTTACGGCCAGGAACTTATTGGCAGCAGGATCCGTTTCATCGCCTGCCGGCTTCTCGATTTTATCAGTAAATCCCAGCAGGTAGTTCATGTCGACGTGGAAGATCTCGGCCAGGGCCTCGATCATCTCGAAGCTCGGCTTGCGCTTTCCGTTCTCATACTGGGAAATGGTCATTTTATTCAATCCAACGCGGTCAGCCACATCCTGCTGAGACCAGCCACGCTCTAATCTTAAAGATTTTACAATCTGAGAAAATTCCATAATTCTGTCCCCCCTGAAAAAATTGTTTATTTTCCTCTTGACAATTATAAACTAAGAGTTTATTATAGTCAATGTAAACTAATAGTTTACTTCAAAGAAAACACCGGTAAACAACACCGACAGGACGGCACACAATGAACACCTACAAGATTATTTTTACCCGCGAGAACGGGACCCAGGGCACCGACCACTTCACCGCTGCCAACGAGCGCCAGGCCCGCAAGGACTTCGGCGAGTGCTACCGCCACAGCACGGCCACCATCATCAGCATCGAGCTGGCCAGCACCAATGCCCCGGCCACCAAGCAGCAGGAGCGCGACACCCTGGAGAAGATCCGGAAGATGGTCGAGCAGCTGGGCCCGGACTCCTACCTGGCCGCCGCCTTCGAGGGCTGCTTCGACCTGGCCGCTGAGAACATCGACAACGACTGGGCCTGCTCCATGGCCGACCGCGCCCGCCGCGCTGAGAAGCGTGCCGAGGAAGCTGAGGAGAAGCGCATCGAGGCCGAGCTGGGCTATAACCGACTGGTAGACAAGCTGGCCGAGGCCGAGAAGGACTACGAGGCCGCCCACGCTGCCGCCCATGCGGTCGCTGAGGAGAAGGACGCCGAGATCGCCAGCCTGCACGCACGCATCCAGGAACTGCTGATGAAGAACGAGTGCAGCGAGCTGACCATCCGCGCCGGAGAGGCGCAGCGACGCGCTGAGGCTGCCGAGGCCGAGGTCATCCAACTGAAGGCTAAACTCTACGACCTGCTGGTCGCTGGCAAGTAAAGGAGGGCACCATGAGCAAGATCGCTACCATCACCCGGATCACCAGCAGAGTGCTGGACAAGTACCGCAACTCGATCCCGCGCAAGGCGTTCATCGACGCCATGGAGCAGGTGGCCGCCGAGGCCATCACCTCCGGAGAGAAGCAGCTGGGGGCCCCGGTCCCCGGCATCGAGATCCTAAAGCGCCCCGACGCCACCGCCGGCGAGCTCGCCGATCTGATCTCCGGCGCCTGTCCTCCGTTTCCCAACGGCTTCAGCGAGGTGCACTGCGACGAGCAGAGCTGCCGCGCCTGCTGGCTGGCCTGGCTCACTACGGGCAAGTCACCCAGCTGCAAGGAGGTGGCGGACTGATGGCTGCATATATGAGAAAGACGGGGATCCTCCCCGTCTGCACCAATAACGAGGCCCGGGCCTACTTCGCCGGCAAGGGCCTCACCTATGCCGACGTGACCGAGGGCGACATCCTCACCCTGGTCATGCTGCTGAACAAGCACATCAAGAAGGCCAACGCAGACTGCGAGACCTCGATGGGCTCCATGTACCTGAGCCGCCGGATCGACCTCAAACGGAAGACCAACGGCACCCTGATCAGCTGCTTCCTCTACGTCAACAGCCACTACTTCGAGCGCCGGGAGTGCATCAGCTTCAACGCTGACGGCTGGATCGGCTTCGCCGGCTGGGCTGACCAGGGCAACACCAACCCCATTTTACGAGCATTTATCGAGTGGTGCGACGTGCTCGCTGCCACCAAAGAAAAGGAGGACACACAACCATGACCCGCTTCAAATTTTATTCCAACTATATCGCCTGCCTGCTGGGCACTCTGATCGCCTTCGAGCTCTGCTGGATCGGCGCCAAGTACGTCATCGAGGGCGAGGTGGTCCACACCTACCTCGACCACTTCATCGCCGTGTGCGGCTCGTTTTACCTCACCCGTGACACCATGAAGCTCTGGCTGAAGCTCCAGACCAAGAGCCAGAAGGTGCAGCACTAAGGAGGCCACCATGAGGAAGGACATCCCGCTGCACCAGTACCCGAAGGACGTGCAGATCGCGGCCCACATGATCGGCCTGAACTACAAGCGCCCCTACATCCGGCACGGCCGGCGATACTACAAGCCATACCGCGACTACTTCTACTCGGCGCTGTCCGGCCCCGATTATGAGACGCTGCGGAAGATGGAGAAGAAGGGCTACGTCGTGAGCGGCAAGCCCCGCGAGAAGGGCATCTATTTCTGGATGACCCGCGAGGGCCTGGACTGGCTGGGCGAAAAGCTCCGGATCCAGATCCACGACCCCAGAGACTAAACCAAGGAAGGAGGCAAAACATGGCCACAGTAAAGACTATTGACGCCCAGACCATCGGGGAAAGACTTCGCGCTCTGCGCGGATCTCGCACCCAGAAGGAAGTCGGCGACGCCATCGGCGTGACTGCCATGGCGATCTCTTTCTACGAGCGCGGCGAGCGAGTGCCGGCCGATGACATCAAGGTGGCGCTGGCCCGTTATTTCAACAGCACCGTGGAAGCTATTTTTTTTACATTCTAAGTAAACTTTAAGCTTACTTTTTTCAAAGGAGGACACACATGGGAAGAAAGAACAGACAGCGCAAGCCGGAGCCCTTCAAGTGCTGCGAGACCTGCGCCAATATGCAACCGATAGGAGAAGGCGACCACATTTGTGACGCCTGCTGCAGCCACGATGGCAGCCCGACCGCACTCGTCCTGGAGAGCTACATCCCCGCCGATGACTACTTCATCTGCGCCGGACGCTGCTGGACGCCACAGTGAGGAGGGTGAGACCATGGAAGACATCGACCTGACAATGCTGGCCCGCTCGGCCTACCGGGCGATCCTGAGAAGCATCGAAACCCCAGAGGCCGAGGAGCCTGAGACCGTGAAGGAGGTGGTGCCTATGTCTGCACAAAAAGAATAAGCCCCGGAGCCGAAGCTCCGGAGCCCAAGAGAACACAACCCCATTATAACACAAACAAGGAGGAAATAAAAGCATGAAGATCACCGT